CTGCTTCAAGCTCGTCTATCCTGTCCAGCAGGGCGATAACGTCCTGCGCTGTAACGTAGCTGCGTGGAGACTCTTGCGCGTCTGCCAGCGCCAGTGTGCGTAACTGCTCCCGCTTTGCTTTGTCCATCACGTCCATCATCACCGCCTCTTTGTTATCGCCGCGTATGAAGTCGCTGAAAGTCATACGTTTCCATCCATGTATGTCTCGCGGGCGCTGAGCATGACTTCTGCCATTTCGTATGCGTACCGGGCTACATCAACATCAGTTGGTGCGTTACCGCCAACAATTCCAATGTTGATTAGGTAGCCCTGCATAGCAAGCCCAGCGAAGTGGTCTAGCAGGGTCATGCCGTGCGCCAGTTGCCCGCCAAGCCTGCTCTTGTCGTACATATGGCCAACTACCGGATATGCTGGCCCGCCTGTAATATCACTCATCCTTCCATCCTCCATGCCGCCAGCACCATCAGCGCCAGGGCGGGCCATACTGCCCAGTCTGCTATGATCATGTGTATCTCCAAAAAAGCCCCGCCGTTGCTGGTCAGGCTCGGGCGGGGAGCCATCAAGACTTGCTGCCAAAGGTGAGGTACAGTCCTGACCTGTCCGGCCCACTGGTTGCAGTGATGTTCAGGTAGTATGTTTTGCCCGGAGTGAGGTGCGCCCGGATTTGGAAAAATCTCGGCTTGGCCTGTGTCCACCGCAGTTTGCACCCGCTTACTCCGTCGGCCTCGCCTTTGTATATAGCCTTTCCGCCCGGAGTTTCGGAAATCCACATGCGGCGGAATACCTTTTCGTAGTTGGTCATTTCAGAGATATTTATATCGCCAGACAACTTCGGGTCGCCATTGGTGCGCAGCTCCCACGTCTTCACCTCGCCGCGTTTTAGGTAGTGCTGACTCCGGGTGCCGTCCGTGGCCAGGTCAACGACTGGCCAGTTGCCGCTTGGTGGCTTCGGGTCTGGCGCCGGTATGGGCTCCGGTGCCGGCTCCGCGTCAATAGACGACGAAACATCAATGCTTTCACCGTCCCAATGCACACTAACTTCACCCGCGTACTTGCCGTTTACATGCCCTGGGGCTGTTATCGTTCCTTTCATTTTTACTTCCTCAATTGGTGGCGGCTCAGGGTTTGGCGCTGCCGGTATCCGCGCCCTTCGCCGCCGTGAAATCAGCCATGTAAGTGATAGCGTTCAATCGCGTACGGCTTGCGCCTGAAGGCCCCGGTATCCGCAAGTCGCCAGCCCTTGTGGTGCTGACGCTCTCCGTTGATAACTCGGGTCATGTTCCCGGAGTCAAGGCCGTACTTCCGGCAGAAGGGGCGCAGCCAGATAATCTCAACGCGCTCGCCGGTAGGGGATACCAAGGTTGTCATGCTGCTGCCTCGCTAGAATGTAAGTTCTTCGTGCGTTTCGTGAACGCGCCTGATAAATGCGCGCAGTTTTTCCCTGTGCTTTTCAATATCCGGGAACTGGTCGCGCTCGATACGGATAAGGAAAAGCGGGAGCTGATAGTTTCTGTCGTCATAGCTAGCGAAATACCAGTGCGTAATGTCGTCTGACAGGATAAACGGGGCCATGACTTGTTGGTCGTACTCGCTTGGCAGCACACCGGCTCGCAGGTACTCAACGTGCTTTTTGCTGTCAGGGCACTTGATTTCCAGCCCGCCTCTAATCAAACCGCTATCCTCAAATATCGCGTCAGGCGAGACCCCGAAGCCGGGCAATTCATCGCACACCAACATGCCTGTTTCAGTGAACGGAATCCCTGTCTCCGCAATGACCGCCGCCCTTGCCAGTGGCTCTATCTCCCGACCGCGAGTAACTGCCGCGCTGTTAATGTCGTCAATCTGCGGCTCTGTCATCATCTCGGCTATAAGCTTGTGCATCAGCGTTTCCTGCACTTTTGGCGAGCCAATCGCACTCTTGAGCGTTGTCCCTGTCACGCGACCCTGGCGCAATATGTGCCAGTCCAGCGAGCCTTGCTCAACATCAATTTTGCGCAGCATTGATAGACTCCTTCATCTCGTTCTTTACAGACTCAAGCTTTGGTTTGAGGTGCTTGGGTATCGCCATGAAGCACGACTTGAGGTCTGCCATCGTGGTGCAGGCGCGAAGATTTGATTCGTGTTCTGAAACATCCTGATTCGTGTCAGGTATCGCTGGACGGATTCGCAGCGCCATCTGCTCAACGCCAAAAGCTTTTACCTTCGTGGCAAATATCTGGACATGGTTGCCAGCCCAATGGTCGTAGCACTCACCGTAAAGGCTGGCGATCGTGCGGCTGTTCGTGATGTTCAGCACCATTGGGGGCGCGTTCTCAAACTGCACTACCGGCACGTTCTCCTTCTGACCGCTGGTGCTTACGATCTCTTGAATCTTGACGATCTTTATCGTCGCAATGAGTTCTTCGCCTGGGTTGAGGTTGTGCGACCCGAGCAGCATGGTTTTGCTTGGGAACAGGTTTTTCCAGTGAGTTGTCTGTGACGGTTCAAATACTAGGTTTGTCATTGCTATCTCCTTGGGCGCACTTGCGCCTAGAGTTGGTTGTGTAACTCTTTTGCTTTGCTAATCGGATCGTTAAACACCGCCTCGCGCTCTGCGTCGATAATGTCCTGCGGTACCGGGCGCGGCTTTGACCGCTCATGGCATGACAGGTGGTGCGCCCAATCCTTTCTGCACAGGCCCATCATGTAATCTCTCTGGTACTCGTTCAGCAGGCCGGTGATGTCGTCAATGCTGCCGAGGAATGTCACGGGGCCAAGCTCAATCCGTCCGTCATCCTCAACGCCATAGCTGTAATCAACCGTGGCCGATACCCGCGCGCCGTTAAACTGAAATTCCAGTGTTGCTCTCATGAGATAACTCCCGAGATATAAGGGTCGCCGTATATTTGCCCAGGGTCTGAGGCCTGAAACGCCTCGTTTTCTAACTGGTCGTCTACCGCCTCATACAGTTGCAGCTTGTAGTCGCTGTCAGGGGTATCCATCAGCTCTTGCTTTACCGGCACTGCCGATTCAATTACATATTCGGTGTCGCCAAAATCCCCTTCAGTTGGATAGATAAAGCAATCAACTTCCACCGTTGCCCATATGCGTACTTTTTTCATAGCGCACCACCCTGCTTTTTCCGTTCCCGGCAAAACCTAGAAACAAGCCCCTCTATCCTTGCGTCTACAGTGAAGTGCTCCTTCATGTCGTGTCGGCTATAAACGCATGCGTAGCCGTGCTTTCGCATCTTGACTTGGAGTACCTGATAGTCACCGCGCGGAGGTCTGTGCTCAATTCCCCGAGAGTCGAGCCACGACTTGAATTCTTCTAGCTTCGTTATGTGAAGCAGTGACCTGCTCACAGCGCACCTCCCAGCCAGAAATACACGCTGATACCACCCCAGGCAAAGCTGACTACAGCCACGGGAAAGACCTTCCAGAAAGCTTCCATGGGCTTGGGGTATGCCATGCGGCGGTCAGGGAACATGTACTTAACGTCATTCATGCGACCACCTCGCCAGCTAGATACCCAACACAGTTATTTGCTCTAACTTTTACCCAGTCAATTGCTTCGCCAACTGTTTCGCAGCCGCTTTCGCGTACATCGTAGTTACCAGATGCGAGCCAAAAACGGCCTTCTGGATCACGGTATCCAGTCTCAATATCTCGCCAACCAAAGCCGGTCATACGGTCAACGACAGTCAGACTTCCAATCTCAGAGTGAAACGCGAAGTTCTCACCGTCATCTTCTTGCCATTCAGGTTTGTGGAATAACTCGCCGTTAAATTGAGTGTCTTCGGTAACACCCCGATAACACTCTTTGCCGTATTGGTTAACGTATTTTTCTGGTGCGCTCATGCTGAAACCCTCGCCAGAATGTAGGAGTTAAGCGGCTCAGGGTTGTTGTGATGCTGAATCGCAAACTCTTTGGTCATGCGCTGGTAGTGATCGAAGTAGGCCAGGGCGATGTTCACCTGATCTTCTTGGCTGGCTGCGATGTAGCATTCAGCCGACTTGTCAGATTCGATTGCGGTGGCTACGCCGTTGGCGATCTGCAATACCGCTTCTTCGGTGAGTCCTGATGCTGCTGCGAGTGCTTCAAGGTAATCCATGTCTTTTCTCCCGGCCCGGTTGTTGTCGGGCATGGGGTAAGATTAGGTGAGCCTAGAGTGAGTGTCAAGGAAAATAATTAGGGCGAACGAAAATAATTTAGGCTATGATAAGCGCAACGGCGTTGACACTTGTTTTAGGTTCGCCTATAGTCGGCAAAACAGAGGGACTACGATGAACGACTCACAGATTATTGATAAGCTTGGCGGGACTGGAAAGGTCGCGGCAATTTTGGGGATTAAGCCGCCGTCTGTTTCAGAGTGGCGCGTCCAAGGTATACCGCAGCCGAGGCGTCAAACACTGGCGCTGCTGTTCCCTGACGTATGTCCGGCAGAATGGCGACCTACTGTAGATCAAGAAACAGCCGCATAAAGAAAAACCCCGGCTTAACGGGCTGGCACCCACCGGGGTTAATCAAAACAACGAGGTAATTATGGCACAACCCAGAACACCGGAACAGCCCACATTCGCAAATGGCGGTATACCGCTGTCTGCCGAGGGCATACGCAGCCAGATACGGTTGCACCGCAATCATTTTGATTCCTACGCATACCCAATATTGAAGTCGGCAGAGCCTGCCCTTGACGCCTTGACCCTTGAGCTTTGCGCGGATCAGCGCAGCCAGGGCGTGAAGATTGAGGACTGGCTACTGAAGGCCGAGATTGAGGCGTTCATGCGGATCAGATCGCGGAGACAATAATGGCGAGAATCAGAACAGTTAAGCCTGAGCTTGCCGCACATGAGGGCATGTTTGACCTGGAGCAGGAAACGGGCCTTCCGGTGCGTTTCGCTTGGGTCATGTTGTTCACAGTTGCCGATCGCGAGGGGAGATTTCCCTGGCGTCCACGGACGATAAAAGCACAGACATTACCCCATGATGACGTTGATTTTTCACGCGTGCTTCACGCGTGGCTCACGCGTGGTTTCGTCGTGAAGTATCGCGTGGACGACGAGTGGTTTGGCTGCATTCCCACCTTCACAAAGCACCAAGTTATCAATAATCGTGAATCAGCGTCCGATTTACCGTCTGTTGATGATGCGGATGAGGTGATAACCAGTAAAGACGCGGCTTCTGACGCGTGGGGCACGCGTGACGGACGCGTGGAAGTACCGTCAGCAACGCGTGAAGTGCACGCACAAGCGGAAGGAAGGAAGGAAGGAAAGGAAAGCACGCGTGACAAGCACGCGTTGACGTTTGATCAATTGTGGGATTCCTGGCCCACAGACCTTGGCGGAAAGGGCAACCGCAAACGCGCCTTCGACCAGTGGAAGCGACTCAACCCATCACCTGAGTTTTGTGCCGAGATTCAGTCCTGCCTTGACCAACAGGTTTTGGCTAAACGTGAGCTGAGGTCTGCTGGGGAGTTCGCCCCAAACTTCCAACACGTTGAACGCTGGATCAGGGACAAGGGGTGGGAAGACGAAGTTGGCGAAACCGTATCTGGCGAGCAGGAGGTGGTGTTTTGAATTTCACCGATAACGATTGCAACTACACCGACAAAGACCTGATTTCCTACCTCGGGCTGCAAGAGTCGCAGAATATTTCATGGGGCAGTGACTACGAAGCGGAGTTACTTGATTACTTCCGTAACGGCCAAGTCCTGACCGGCGCAAAACTCCCTTGGGCGAAAACCCACGACAAGATCAGGTTCCGTCCCGGTGAGGTTTCCATTCACGCCGGTATGAACGGGCACCGGAAGTCTATGGTGACCGGTCAGATGATGGAGTGGTTTGCTGCTGACGGTGAGCCTTGCGGGATCGCTTCGTTTGAAATGCCCGTGAGGGATACCCAGAAGCGCATGTGCCAGCAGGCTGCTGGGTCGCAATACCCATCACCGGGTTACATACGGGAATGGGCGCAGTGGAACTTTGAGCGCCTTGCCTACTACGACAAGCTGGACACCACCCCTTCAAGCCGGGTTCTCGGTGCCGTGTTCTACATGGCCAAGGACATGGGCTGCAAGCATATCCTGATTGACTCACTCACCAAGTGTGGCCTGCCCTACGGTGAGCGCGGTGCTGAAAAGGATTTCATTGACGCACTGTGTGCCACGGCCAAGGCTTTCCAGATCCATATTCACCTTGTGTGCCACGTTCGCAAGCCAGCCAGCCAGGGTGAAGAATACATACCTAACAAGTTTGATGTGCGTGGAGCTGGTGAGCTGACCGATCTTGTCCACAACGTGTTCATCCACTGGGCCGACAAGAAGAAAATCAAGCTGCGCAGCAAGCTGGATAACGGCTTAACGCTTACGCCTGCTGAGACTGTTTACCTTGATAACCGCTTTGACCAGCGCCTGATTGTCGAGAAGCAGCGCAACGGGTCATTTGAGGGAACTATCGGCCTGAACTTTGACCAGTCTCTGCAATTCCATGATGGCCGGAAGATGCACCTTGAATTCAACCGGAGGGTCGCAGCATGAGCCTGAAACTTATTGATTACATCATTGGCACTCGCCATTACCAGTCTGGTGAGCCGTTCAAGGCAAGTGACATAAACACCCTTCTCGGCAGCCGTAAGAATCCAGTGAAGATTGACACTATTCGCGGCGCGCTTGGAGCCATGGTTCGCGGTGACCTCCTTAATGTTCTGCCTAGAAACTCCCCCGACGAATCCTTTGTGTACATCAAGGCCGAGCCAAAGCCGATATTTAAGGATGGCGTTTCGATGATGTCCCGCCCCTGGCGCAGGGGTGCTGTACAGGTCGATTGCAGCCCGAGGTACTTCTGATGATCCACGTCAAGCCAGCGGTTTTGTCCGAGTCAGAGTACGCAATGGTGGGCCATGTCACAGACCGAGAATTCAACGCCCGTTACCGCCCGTGGCTGGTTCCGGTACATCTACGCGCTGAGGGGAGACAGGCCAGCGCAGGACGAGGCATTGGGCAGGGTTCCGGGCAACCTGAAGCCGATAGTCAGGACGATGCTGAATTGCCAGCAGGACATGGACAGGTGGAGGCGCAGGCGTGAGGTACGGGAGCGTGTGCAGCGGGATTGAGGCGGCGACAGCGGCATGGCATCCGCTCGGGTGGGAGCCTGCATTCTTCAGCGAGATTGAAGCTTTCCCGTCAGCCGTGCTTGCTCACCACTACCCAGATGCGCCCAACCTGGGCGACATGACAAAATATAAGGATTGGCCGGATGCAAATATCAATGTTCTCGTTGGAGGCACCCCGTGCCAGTCGTTCTCAGTCGCAGGACTCAGAAAAGGACTGGATGATCCGCGTGGCAACCTCATGCTTACCTTTGGTGCGATTGCTGCAAAATATCGGCCCCAATGGCTGGTTTGGGAGAACGTCCCCGGCGTCCTGTCCAGTAACGGAGGACGGGATTTTGGTTCCTTCCTCGGGCTCCTGGGGGAGCTCGGGTATGGGTTCGCCTACCGAGTTCTTGACGCTCAATACGTCGGTCTGGCACAGCGGCGCAAGCGTGTGTTCGTTGTCGGATGTCTTGGAGACTGGAGAGGTGCCGCAGCGGTACTTTTTGAGCGCCACAGCCTGTCGGGGCATCCTGCGCCGCGCCGAGAAAAGGGGAAAGTTGCTCCCACCATCCCTGCAAGAAGCACTGGAGTCGGTGGCCTCGGAACTGACTTCGACTGCGATGGGGGATTGATTTCAATGGCCCACGGCCAAGGTGGCGCTGAGATAGCGCACAACATGGGGCCAACGCTTACCTGCAACCACGAAGCCCCGATAGTAGCCCACACCCTACGCGCAAAGTATAACGCCAGCGAGGACGGAACAGGGCGCGGCACGCCAATTGTGCCGGTCGCATTCGGTTGGCAGAACAGTCCCAGCCAGGGCGACAGTGTGATCGAGTCGGTCAGCCCCACCCTGGACAAGAGCAAGAAGCCTGCGGTTGCCATGCCAATCAACACGCAGATAGCAACACGCAGCGAAAAGATGGGCGAGGGCACCGGGTTTGGCATTGGGGATGATGGCGACCCTGCTTTCACTCTCCAGGCAGCTCACAGTCACGGTGTTTTCAGCTCCATGCAAGTCCGACGCTTAACGCCCGTTGAGTGCGAGCGCCTACAGGGCTTCCCCGACAAGTACACAGCCATTCCCTACCGCAACAAACCAGTCGAAAAGTGCCCTGATGGGCCTCGATACAAGGCCCTGGGAAATAGCATGGCCGTCCCTGTCATGGGATGGATAGGGTCACGAATCCAGCGTTACGAGGATGTGTGTGCGGAGGCCGTGGAGGTTGTTGCAGGTATGGCTGTAGGGGAGGCGCAGGCGTGAGGCGCTGGGACTTGAGCAGTGAGACCGTGATGCAGCGGTTCATGGCACACGTTGGGACGCTGAGGCTTTCTGGCAAGCGGCCTGTGGTTGAGTTCGTGCCTGAGTCTCGGAGCCTTGACCAGAATTCGCTTATCTATGCGCTGTACCAGCAGATAGCGTCACAGCTACCAGACAGCGCCATTGTGGACATACGGCGGGAATGCAAGTTGAGATATGGCGTGCCGATTCTCCGCGCTCACAGTGAGGAGTTTTGCTACGTCTACGACAAGGCGATCAAGCCGCTTGATTACGAGTTCAAACTGCGGGCAATGGACTGGCTTCCGGTCACTTCAAAAATGGCGAAAGCCCAAGCAACCGAATTTATTGAAACCGTGGTGAGGGAGTACAGCCAGCAGGGGCTGTGCCTTCTCCACCCTAGCGAGGTAGCGGCATGAGATCAGAGCAGTTAAGGCACTTCCCCAGCACAGACCCAATCCCCACGCGGATACCCGAGGGCAAGCTGCGGGAGAGGGTAGAGATTGAGGCAGACGTTGAGCGGTTCCTTGCCCAAGGCGGGGAGATTCAAGAGTGCGGCTCCGAGGCCAACCGCAACCCACAGTTCAGGCCGGGGGCGATGGTGTCACGGCATGGCGGGCTGGTGACGATTTAACAATTCGGGTATGCGCCACCCATGACGGCGCGGGAGATAGAGATGGGATATTGGAAGTTTTGGCGATTTCACTATCGCCCACCGACATGGACCGAAAAGAGGTTCGGGATCGAATATCAGCCCGACATGATCAGCGGTGTGCTCTATGCGGGCGTTACGCTGTTCGGCCACAGCATCGTTTATAGCAGCCACTGGTAGTGCACCCATGCCCCGCCTGAAATCCTGCAAAGCCCCTGACTGCTCAGTACGCAAGCCGCGTGATGAGCTTATGGGGCCAATGGCTGAGTTTTGCAGCCCAGCCTGCGGTTACGCCCTTGCCAATCACCGGACCCGGCAGGCTGCGGAGCGCAAGCGGCTGCGGGAGGCGCGGGAACTTAAGTCTCGCAAGCGGGCAATCAAGACCAAATCGGATTGGATGAAAGAGGCGCAGGCCGCGTTCAATTCCTACATTCGGGCGCGGGACTACGGCAAGCCGTGCATATCCAGCGGCAGGCTCACCAATGACAGCGACCTGCTGACCGGCTCAAGGGTAGACGCTGGTCACTATCGGTCTATCGGGGCGGCGGCACACCTTCGGTTCAACGTTTTTAATTGCCACGGGCAGAGCGTCAAGGATAACCGCGATCTTTCCGGCAACGTTGTCGAGTACCGCATTCGGCTCATTGACCGCATTGGCCTTGCGCGTGTCGAGGCTCTTGAGTGCAACAACAAGCCTCGCACCTTTGACATTGAGTACCTGAAGCGAGTTAAGCGCATATTCAGCCGCAGGGCGCGGCACTACAAGAAACTGCGGAGTATCTCATGACGTGCTGGTGGCTCCTGGCAATCCTCACCTTCGGCCCTCTGCTCTGGTACGGGGTGAGGGTGGGGATACTGCTTTTGGCGATGTGGATGGACAAGAGGGATAGGCGATGAATTGCCCTCACTGCGGTAAGCAGGTGACTCCGTGCATCAACGCATCCGAGGGTATGCAGGTGAGGGCATGGTGGTGTCAGTCGTGCGGTTGGACTGACAGGGCTATTGGGCGGGAAAGGCTGATGGGGGTTGATGATGGGAAGTGACGTACAGCAGTACCTGATACGGTGGGGCAAGAGTCGCGCTATCAATGATCCATATCATCTTGACTATCCTCATGAAACGCCATTTTCCCGACTGAGCAAAAGCGGAGGGTGGGCGGTAAAGCTATCGGCGCTCGACGATGAGACTCATGGGCAGGTTGATAGCGTGGTATCCCAGCTCGCCAATGTTGATGAGTACCGCCACGCTGTTATCGTTATGTCATACGTTCACTGTTGCAGTGATGCCGTGATTGCGAGGGCGCTGAGCAAGGAGACACAAGTTAGGCATACAAGGCACCACGTCAGAGATATGCGGCACCGCGCGGAGGGCTGGATAGAGTCGCGCTTGGGGGGTTGACTGTCGCAGCAAAAATGGCATAATCTGGCATTATAGAATTTTTGTCACACCAAGAACCCGCCGCGTGCGGGTTTTTTTGTGCCCGACAACCCCGCCAGCCACCGCTGGTACTTGGCCCTTCGGGGCCTTTTTTATTTGACTTGATGGAGCCGGACTCGCAAACCGGCCTTGCCCCATCCAACGGGGCTTTTTTATTCCTATTCGGCGTCAGTTGGGATACTCCCGCCGGATCGCCCACCGCCGTCAGCTCACCAGGCTAACCACTGGGGCGTGCGCGTGGGTGCTTTAACCCCAAGGAAGTTGAATGTCTAGCCCAACTCAGCACGCGGTAGAGCAGGCCGCGATCAATATATCGGGAAAGGTTGGTGGTGCAGGTACAGCCGCTGCCGTGGGTTCTGGTGTTGCTGGGCAGGTTGTAGATAGGGCGTCTCAAGATCCAGCCTTCGTGCAGAGCGCATTAACGATAGCGGAGCTTGGCGTGATTGTTGGTATCTGCCTGGGGATTATCGGCTACCTGACACAGGTGGTTTTCCAGCTTCGGCGCGACAGACGCGAGAGTGTGATTTTCAAGCGCAAGATGGAGCGTTTGGGCGATGATTCTACGGCGTAGCGCGTTGGCGCTTGCCACCACAGCGAGCCTTGTTGCTGGCTTTGAGGGCTTCAAGACTGCCGCATACCTTGACCCTGTAGGCATCCCAACAGCGTGCTTTGGTATGACCAAGGGCGTGGAGATGGGGCAAGAGTACTCAGAGGCTGAGTGCGAAGAATACCTTTTCGAGCAAATCATAGGTTATCAGCGAGCAGTCAGGGCGCGTGTTGACGTGGATCTGACGCAAGACCAGTTGGCCGCATTCACCAGTTTTACCTACAACGTGGGCGTTCGGGCGTTTGAGTCCAGCACCCTACGCAAGAAATTGAACGCAGGCGACACAGAAGGCGCTTGCAATGAGCTATTGCGCTGGCGTTACGCGACTGTAGCGGGTGTGAAGGTTGAGCTTCCCGGATTGGTTAAACGGCGTGAAGTGGAGCGCGATCTTTGCATGAGTGGGGTGTCTGGTGATTAACATATCTCAGCCCAACATGATCTTGACCAGATCAGGTTCCGAGATTAGCCGCCACCGCTCTGCTGTTGAGGCCATGGAGCGCGCTAGCGTTGAAGGCCCTGGCACATACACGCTGGTTCGCCCTGACGCGACTATCACTGTCAGTGGTGAGGTGGTGGAGCCAGAGCCAGAGCCAGATCCTGAACCTGAGCCGGAGCCCGATCCGCAGCCAGACCCCGGCACCAAGCCTGCAGCCATTCGCAAGCGTGTGAACGAGGCGGCGCTGCTGAACTTTGACGAGTGGAACGGGAGCAGCCGGTACACCCGCGCATCAAAGCTGACTATCTGGCGCGATGATCTTGTGTCGGTGGCTTTCGACTGCCAAAACATGACCACATCGGGTGGTGGCGGTAGGCGGGTGTTGCAGGGCGCAGAGTACACGCTGTTCATTGACGGCAAGCCACACGCGACCACTCTTCTTGCGCCTGACTCCAAGGTTGGTGTGTTCACGGTTTACACAAAGAGGCTTGCGCCCGGCTGGCACGTACTCGACATTTCGGAGTTTGGCGAAGAAACCAGCGTACCGTATCCAGTTTTTGTTCTTCGTGGCGAATTGCCAGCACAGGACTGGGTTCCGGTGTTCACCGGGTCGCACGAAATTGGCGAGTGGTTCAATATCGACTGGGTGCCCGCTGTACACGACCCGAAGCCGTGGCCATGCCCGCTCCGGGAGTTTTCGCACTTCAGCGAGATACCCGGTGACAACTCCGTGTTTCTGGAAATGCTCACGGGTGGCGTTACAGGCCACGCTCGCAGGCTGAACCGGAACAAAGACGGCATTCTCAGCACAGCGACGAAGCAGGACTATTTCTGGTCAGATTTCGTTGCGAAGCTGCCGGTGGTGGAGCTGCTGGACGGCCCCAGGGGCGATAACGTCCTGACCATGGCCAGCCATATCAGCATCGGCACGGGCCAGCAGGACGATGAGCCGGGTTCGCCGCTGATGGATAACCTGTATGTGACTGACCCATGGCGGTTTGTCCGTGTCAGCCCCAATGGCACAGTCACCACGCTGGTGGGATACCGCCACAAGTCACCTCCGAACTATTGGGAAGATGAGCCCGAGCTGGAGCTGGTGGGCGATTGGTCTGCCATCCCCGAGGAGCGCCGGGGCTTTCATGAGCTTTGGGGCATGTGCTGGTATCCCGAAAGCCTGAAGGTCGATAACACTGCCGACCGGATACCGGAAGAGGGCAACCGCAGGCCGCACATCACAGCCCCTGTGGCGTTTCTGGCTGACTCGCAGAACAGCCGGGTATGCCGGGTGGAGTTCAACGCCACGGCCCACGGTGTGCCGCCGAAGGTGTCCGAGTTCATCCTTGCCCCTGACTGCTGGGATTGCGTGAGCTGGGGCAATTCTCTGATCGTTTCAGAGCGTGGTGCGCACCGCATTGTTAAGTACAACATGCAATCTGGCGATTTGGAGCGCGTGATCGTTGAAGGTGCTGCACTGGCTACCGTTGACCGAAATCGCCAGGTTCAGACCACTGGAACGCTGGAGGAGCGCCGAGCCGCGGACGTTGTGGCCCCCGAAGGGTTGTATGTGCTGGGTGATTGGCTCTACTTCGGGTCAGCAGCACAGGAACAGGTGCGCCGGGTTCACTTGGTGGATGGTCGAATCGAGGTGGTCATCCCGCATGTTTCTGGTCGTGGCACGTTCCTGAAGATCGCTGTGAGTGACGGCACAACAGGCCCCGAGGGCACAGTGTTTGTTTCGCAGTGGGACGTTGGTGCACCGGACGTGTACACGCCTGATGGTTCCAAGTGGTCGCTGACACCTTACGACAAGCGCGGCCTTGCCCGTGGCCGTGGCGGGAAATCTGCCAAGTACGGATACAGCAACACCAGCTACAGCAGCGCCGTGGCGTGTGGCAATGGCCGCGTTGTTTTCGGTTCTGCAATGGAGGGCCTTCGCCAGATCAGTATGGCGCTGCCCACCGACCCGGATATTGACCGCAACCGATACAGCGCGGGTCGGGACAAGTGGCGCGATCAGGGCTACTACCTGACGCACGGCGATCACGGCGAATCATTCTTCGGCCTGCCGTTGCCCCAGGGCGATGCAGACATTGATTACTACCTGAGCGTGTTGGGTCACTGATGGCTACTGGATTCACAGACTTCTCCGGATACACGGCTGACGCCCTGCCTAGCGATTGGACTATCCGTTTCAACACATCCTCTGGGGACGTGCTTACAAAGGCCGATGCTGGCGCGACAGGCGGGAAGGTGCTGCGGATTCTAACATCTGGTGGCACCACTGGTTATTTCGGGGCATCGTGGGATGCTATCGACGCTCACAGTGATCGCGATGATATTGAGGTCTATTGTAAATACCGGTTTAACCAGACTGGAAGAAATCAGGAGTGCCTGGTATTTGGGCGTGGATCTGGCACGGCTCTGGCGAACTCAAACCTTTACGCTGCTGGGCAAGCAAGAAATGGCGGCGGCAGTAGAGCAATCACGGAGCGTGATTCAGGTAGCAGATCAACAAAAACATCTTCATCATACTTGCCTGACGACAACGTGTGGCAGCATGTTGTCATACGCATAAATGCCACATCAATTAGCGCAAAGTTTTGGGCTGGCGTGGAGACTGAGCCTGAGACCTGGACGCTTACAGCTACGGACAGTAGCACTTCCGCTGCCGGGTTTGCCGGTATTGTTTCAGGCGCGTATGTATCTGGTCAGATAGACAACGTTGACGTTGATGTTATTGGTTATGGCACGGGGGGCGATTCGGCACCCAGGACTGCGGCAAGCAGCACCCCGGTAAGCTTCTCTGGCACAGTCCCCACTCAGAACCTGACCGAAGACAGCGCCATGAGCGCGCTGGATCTTTCGAGCTACTTCAGCGGCACAGAAACACCGTTCAGCTACGCGGTACAAACTGGAACACTGCCTGCCGGGTTGAGCCTGAACAGTTCCACGGGCGTCATAAGCGGCACGCCAACTGCCGCAGGCACGGCGGCTATCGTGGTGCGCGCCACGGATGACGGCAGCGACACTGCAGATACCAACAGCTTCGATATTGTGGTTGCGGCTGCCGATGTGACCGCTCCAACGCTATCCAGCCCCAGTGGTACGCAAACAGGATCGACAACTGCCGACCTTTCGGTGTCTACGAACGAAGGCAACGGAACGCTTTACTGGGTGGTCACAACGTCAGCCACCAGCCCGAGCGTGGCACAGGTGCAGGCAGGGCAGGATCACACGGGTGCGGCTGCGGCTGATGATGGAAGTCAGGCTGTATCTGGTACGGGTGCTCAGAGCGCAAATGCTACCGGGCTAACCGCTGACACTGCTTACTATGTCCACTTTCAGCAGGAAGACGCGGCGACCAATGACAGCACCGTATCGACCAGCTCCAGCTTTACGACAGCGGCAGTCGCGGTTAAGGGTATACAGCTTTCTCTCAAACAGGCAGACGGCAATACAGCAGCGGCGAGCCTGACCGGTCTGTATTACCACGCATGGGACGCCCTGAATCCCGGCGGTGCGTCTGACGCCAACGGCTCCACAGAGACCACCGACGGCTCCGGGGTTCTGGAAATCAATATCAACTCGTTTTCTGCTGCGATTGACGGTGAAGTGTTCCTGTTCGTGTATGACCTGGATGGCACGGAGGACAAGGATTCTGTCTGCTTTGCCGGCAGGGTGCCGGTAGTGGATATTTCCTAATGGCCTATGTAGCAACGCTGCAAAAGCCATGGATTAGCGGCGCTGCGTCGCTTGTACCCACATGGGTGGACGATGCAGTAGCAACCACGACCCTGATAACAGGTTTTGATGGCGGCAATGCGTCGTCTAGCCTGTCGAGCATTACGGCTGCTGCAACGCTGACGCCGACGCTTGAGATTGATTCGCGGGACGGTGACTGGCGGCACTTGCTGTTCGCTGTTGAGGGCGTTGAAGGTAAGACCCCGGTTTTCAAGCTGAACCGGGCAACATTGAACACACCGGCGTTTGCGCCAACAACAGATTTCTTGCCACTTTGGACACAGGATTTCGTCACCTGGACGCAGGCTACCAGCAGGACGCTGACCGGCGGGACTAGCGGCACAATCGACTTCTCGTTTGACGATCCACTTCCGTCTGGTCGGGTTTATGTTTCGACCCACCCGATGGGGCAAAACGCGGATGCCGCCACGTTCGCAGCCGAGCTGCTGGCCGATTATTCAAGTGTGGCAGCACCAACTACCTCGGCCGACTCCAGCGGGGTCTACAACACCACTCCGACCGAGACCGGGGACGACGGCAGGGCGGTAGGCGGTAATGACCAATATGCGATAAAGCTGGCCTGGGGTGGATCAACCACTGACTCCGGGCCAAAGCGCAAGCTGGTCATGTTTGCTGGCATTCATGCCGCCGGGGAGCATGTGAGCTGGGTGTCTTTTGTGGCATCCGTTCGTCACATGCTGGACGCAACGGAGGCGGCGAACTTCCGGGCCAATTGGGACGTATACCTGTACTTCAACGTGACAGCCAACGGCATTGTTGGGGGTGAGAGCAGACAAAACCCGAGTCGGAACATTGACCCTAATCGGGACTTTGTTGACCAGGATTTGCAGGAGATTGATGCGCTGACCACGGCCATTCTGGCCGATACTGGTGGCAGTGCTGACGCACAGTTTGCTTGGCACTCGTTTGGCTATGAACAAGATGACGACTTTATTCCCGGAACTGGCGAGAGCCCGAACACAGAGACTGCGGCCTTTATCACCAAAGGCAACACGATCTT